TAGACATTGTTAAAGGTGTTTCACCTGGACGTAAAATACTTCCAGCCTCTCCTACAAATTCTGAACCTTTAGCCAATCCTTCTAGACCAAAGTTTTTAGCTTTATCTAAGAAACCTAAATTACTTTTATCATATTTAAAACCACCATATCCTTGACCAGGCATATTTCCTCCTGTTTGAGATATTGCATCACCTGGATTTTTATAACTTCTAAATTTACTAGCCGCACCGTCTGCACCCATTGCACCTTGTAAACTTGCAAGTCCTAAAGACAACGCATTAAGATCTCCTTCATTACCTTCTTGTGCCAATTGAGAAAAAGCATTTATACCACCACTAGCAATAGCTCTAGCTACCATAGGGTTAGACATAATACCTGTACCAAATGACATTCCAGCAGGCAACATATAAGGTGCGAACGCGGCAGCATAAGGTAGTAAAGGTTTAAGTTCGTTAGGTACTATTTTATCTAGTACTTTTGAAACTGGTTTAAATAATTTTTTGAATAATCCCATATTTTATCTATATTATATTGTTGAAGAGCAAGTTCGCAAGACTTGGATATATGCGATTGTATACCAATTTACTAGAGTTTTCACGTCCAGTCAATTAAAAGCTACTGTTTCCACCTAAAGGTAATGTAGCTATTTTAATATTAACATCCCTTTTAATGTGTTCTTTTGTTGTGGTTGTAGTAGGGTTATTAATATCTTCCTCTACTTCTTCCTCAGATAAATACTCTTTACCTGTTTCTAAATGAGTTAAAGTTACTTCTATTTCTGGTATAACAACTGGTATTTTTACTCCATCTATTATTTCATATCTAGTTTCAGCTTTTTGTTTTATAAAAGACATTATTTATCTACCCTATTCATCTCTAATAAACTTACAGTTACATCAGGACCTGTGAGATCTGTTAAAAACTTTAAAGTATCGTTTTCTTCTAAGACTAATACATTTTGTATAAATTCTTCTGCAGCTCCTGCAGCTAAGGTAGCTGAATTATCATAGATATAATCAGTTCCATCGGCAAAATTTCCAATAGAAACCGTAACATCCGCAGGTCCTGCTCCACCATTATAAATATGAATAGATTTAATTAAAGTTCTTGAGTTATCGGGAACCGTATACGCAGTGTTAACGGTTGCTGTTATTAAATCAGTATTTATTTTTCTATAAATATTAGCCATTAAAAAATGTAAACCTTTCTTGATCTTCTTTTAGTTGTGTTAGGTATGTAGAATTTAATTGTTCTATAACTAAACTAATTGATCTGTTAATTTGTCTTTGATTATCTTCACTATATTCTTTTCTAGGTTCAGGTAATCTTACTACAATTTTTGTCATTACCTTCTACCATCCGGTTGAATGTCTACTTGAAAAGTTCCAAATCTCCATCTTTCTCCAACTCCTATATTCTCTATCTTTAAGTTTGCATATCTTCCTCTTGCACGTGTGTCTACTTGAGTAGTAGAAGATGTAATAGTAAAAGGACTATAGGTAGAAGCAACTTCATTAGTTGCTGGATAGTCTGTGACTCCAACAGTTATTTGATTATTGCCTGTTAGCACTTTAAAGTTAGGTAGAAATCTTCTCATAGCTAGGAATACTTCACTCTGATTAGCTTGTAAAGAGAAACTAAATGACTGAATAAAAGACGCTAAAACTGTAGTGCTTCCATTAGGATTAATTTGATCATCTCCTGTTTCATGGGCATAATAAGTAGTATTACCTAATCCTGTTTCACCAATCACGCTAGGAAAAGTTCCAGTGGCTGAGCTGTCATAAGCTGTACCATAAGGTTGAGGATAGACTAAAGTATCCATCCAAGTTGTTCTATTAAAGTTTGTATTTGTATTTGTATACCATGTACCTAAAGGTGGTTGTTTAGCTTCTCCATAATTGTAAGCAACCGATCTATTATTAAAAGTAGATCCAGAAGATGGGTACCACCACATAACTTCAGTAAATAAATTATTTAATCCACAACAAATTTGTTGACCTTTAGTTGTATCCACATCATCAAATACATAATCTTCTACTGAACAAGGTAGTGAGTTTACTGTACCATCAAAGGCAAAGAAACCATTATTACTCATCCAATAAGCAACACCATCAATTTCAATAGCTGCATTTTGACCAATCAATCCACAGTTTGTACCAACTTGTTCAAAGCCAAATGTAAATGGAGCTCCTACAAATTTCATTGTGTATAAAGCATTGTCAGTCCACACTAGAATATTTTCTTTAGCGATCAACGATCCCATAATTTGTGTACCGTCTTGAAGTCTTTGTGTACCAGCAGCATTGGTTGCAAGTGGTGTGTATTGGTTTAATTTTTCAGCGTTTGAAAATCTAATAAACATATTGTCTTGTGTTGTCGAATCGCCTATTGTTGTTTCTGTTCCGAAATGAATTAAGTGTCTTGTTGTAGGTGAGACTAAAGTTAATCTTGATTGAGTAGGATTTCCTACAGATTCATTAGCTTGCCCACTTAATGTATTAGCTACTGTTAAAGTTCCTGTAGCTGTCCAATATTCTGAAGTATCAATATTAGTAGAGCCTGGAGATAAAGTTGTTCGTGATGCTCTTGTTGTAAATCTTGCTGCTGAAGATGAATCCCATGTATAAGTTTTACCATTAGCAATGGTTGCAATTAAGACATCACCCCAGTTACTAAAAGACCATAGACCCGGTTCTAAAGTTACTGTTGATGCATTAACGGCTGTACCCCAACCATTCCAATTAGTAGATTGAGTAACGGTTGTAGATGTATCCCAATTAGTTTGATCATAAGTTCCACCTACTTCTCTTGTTAAACCTGTTAAATTTCCTGGAGCTGCATTTGTATTCCCTGTGTAAGTTGTTAGTTCTCCTGAACTTTCTGTTGAAGAGATAACTTGTGTTACTACAGTTCCAATACCATTAGTTGTTTGAGCAACCGTACCACTTTGTTGTCGAGTACATCCTGTAAGTTGAGTTGCAGCGTTTCCTGTATAAGTTACAATTTCTGCGTTGGATCCATCAAGGGGAAAAATAACAACGGTACCACTTTCAAAAAAGTTAGTACTATCTAATAAATCAATTGTTGTGTCTGCTGCTGCTAAAGATACATCAATAGTATTAGTAGCAGGACCTGTTAAACCTACAAAAGCTCCAGCTGTTCCAGTTGCAGGAACAGTAAAAGAAGTTGAGTCTGCTAAAGTCATTGTTGTTGCACCCGTTGCTAATGGAGAATTTAATGAATTAGTTGCATCGGCTGCTGTTGTTCCTCCAAAATTTCCTATACCAAAACCATAACCATAAGTTTGTTCCGCAGGACCTACTTCTGAATAAGGTTGAACAGTTAATGTTCCACCTGTAGCAATAACTGCTGTGGCTTGATTTAAAGAATCAATAGTAAAAGTGGTATCAGTTGGAATGCTTAAAACTTGAAAAAGTTTATCTTCAAAATCTGTAGCCGATAATCCTGTCCCTCCAGGTAAGGTAACGGTATCTAAAACTACCATATCTCCCACACTTAATAAGTGAGCCCCTGTAGTTGTTATAGTACAAGTTTTTACAGTTGTACTATCTGTAGAAAGAGTTCCAGCAAAAGTTGTTTGTGTTCCTGCATTATTATCAACCCAAGGAGTAATATCATAAAGTTGACCTTCAAAATATATAAGTAAAAACTTATCGGTTCCTATTGCAACATATCTATTTCCATCTTTATCAACAAAAGAAAATTGAGCTCGCGCCACACCTACAATTGTATCTGTAAGTAATGAAGACCAACCTCCTATTTTTTCAGGAAGTCCATATCTAAATCTTGCTAAGTCTGAATCGGTCCACCGTCCTGTAGCTCCTACAGTCGTATCTTGTTTATCTATTCCTGGAGCGAATTTAATTTCTGTGAGCATCTAATTGCCCTATTGGTTTGTTGATGTTATTTGCCAACCTTTTGTAACATCAATATACATCAAGCTAACAGATTGATTATTAATAATTAAATCTAAATCAGTAGCACTTCCTTGAATGGGTTGACCACCTCTACCGATAGTACATTTATTTGAAGCAAACCCACCAGTGCCTGTTCCATCCATTACAGTAATTGTATCTCCAACACTTGGAGTAGTAGGTAAATTAACTGTTATAACTCCACCTCCACCATTTCCTGTGTCTCCAAAAACTATATCACCGTTGACTGCTGTATAAGGAGAGTTAGTTGAATTTTGAACTGTAACTGATCCTTTGTTTAAAATTCCTACAAGTTTCATAGAGTCAGCTGTAGTTCCATCTGTATAAAACATACCTGTGGAACCAACTGGCATATAAACAATCCCAGTAGTTGCTCCTACATTTTGAACTCCAATGGTATAATTAGAAGATGATCTTGTTGTATTATCTTTAACTATAAAAATTCTTTCAGAACCTGTTGGCATTGTAATAACTCTACTAGCTGCCAATGTACCAGTAACTTCTATCATTAAATTTTTACCTGTTGCAGTAGAAGTACCTAATGCTGAACCGTTATCTAAATTTAAAACAGCGTTAGCTGCTGCAATACTTACAGTGTAGTAACCACTAGCTGATAATTCTAAAATTTGTAAATTGTTATTAGTTATTGTTCCCCAAAGACCAGCTTTTTCTCCAGTGGTTATAAGTTCTAATTGTAAATCTGATGAGTATGCCATAATTTAATAAGGTTCTATTGGTATCCAAACGTTAGTTGCACCTGGAATAATTGGGTTCCAAGTAATTACCCCTACATCATTACATGTAATGGTTAATGCATTTCCTGATACATCAATATTTGCTCCTCCTGTAATGTTAACAGTTTGAGAACTTAAAGTCAATGGATTACCAGGAACTGTAATATCAACAGAAGTTGATGCGACTACTAAGGCTGAGTTTAAAGTTAAAGGGTTTCCTGAAACGGTTATATTAGCATTTCCTGTAACAACTACTGACCCCGATCCTAAAATTAAAGGATCATTGGCTATAATAACATTAGCAGCATCACCTGTAACAGTAGGTACTCCCAGTGATAGAGTTAAAACATTTCCAGTTACATTAATAGTGACCGAACCATCATTAGGGTTCGGTGACGAAAACGGTAATTCAGCAAAAGTTCCTGTTCCAAATAACATAAAATAAAATCCTTATAAAGGAGGCAGTAGGTATGGTGGAGTACTGCCTCCATTATAGGGATACTATCATCTTTTAAACCAACTAGGAAGACCTAAATGAGGTCGCTTGTCAAACATATTATCTTTAGCTCCCGGTGTCTTCTGATTATTATAATGTAAAAATGCTTGAATGCATTCTTTACCTTTAAATTTATTTCTCCAATGCTCTAATTCACAGCCACTGTAGACCAGCATATCTCCTGGTTTTAAGTCTACTTTAATTCCTTTTTTACCTATCTCTCCAGAAGGTTCAAGATAGAGTGCCCACGGGTCTCCTCCGAGATTCAGCGTCGTCGATATCTCGCAGCTAAATCTATCCTTATGTCTTTTAAGAA